ACCAGTCTTTTTACTACCAGTCTTTTTACTACCAGTCTTTTTACTACGGGGTTTACGAGAGCCAGGTGGCTTCCAGTTCACATCCCAACACTGCACACACAGGCCGTCTCCCAGCACGACATCGTAACTGTGGCAGTTGCGGTGGTTCTGGCAATCCCCAAACGATTCAATAGGGAAGTCGCCCATTAACGATTCAATAATTGCCTTCATGTTGTGATTCTCCTTATTGTTGTGACTGCTGATAAAGGCCGGGGAAGGACCTGAGTTTCCGCAGGGCTCTCATCCCTGTCTGTTGAATGGATTGTTTACTCACGCCCAGGTCGTCAGCAATGGCCCGGAAGGTCTGACCTGGCTCGCCACCCAAGCCGAAACGCTGCACAATGATATTTCTGTGCTGTTTATTCAGTATGCCAAGGGCAGCGTCCACTTGCTGTTGCAAGATGGCAGGGTCACTGTGGAGCCCGACCTTACTCAGGAAATACTGCCGGCGTAGATTCGCAATGTTAGGCGCGGTAGCAGCATCTGTGATTACCAGGTCCATTTGGTAGGCCCCCGGTAGTAACGCCTTACCGCACTCACAGGCTACCCTGTATGACACAACTGACACCCTGTCGCCAGATAGATACCGAGTTCTCCGCGTACCTGTCACCCGCGCCGTATGGTGGTAATGGCTACTGTAGCGGGAATGAGTCATTACCACCGTATCACCGGCAAAAAACTTTCTATTTGCCATTCGGCACACCCCTTTCACAGGCCCTGCAACGCACCACAGCGGCCTCCTGGCACCCATCAGCCCCCATAACACACTCAGTAGTCGAAAAGACCGCCCTGTAGGCCTTCTCAAGGCGGTCCCAGAGGTCAAGGTGGGTCATGAGCCACTCGTGTGCCGCCATCATACGGAGCTGCGACTGAACCAGGCGCTCCCTAGTCCCGTCCGGGTCTGTCGTGATTGCTAGTATGTCCTTGGAGTTCTGCTTCAGTATCGCAGCGGTTGTCGTGGCTTGATGCTTGTCGTAATTCACGGCATCAGGGTCTTGTTTCAGTTTCAGCCCGCCATCGCCGGGTATGAGCCGTAGCCCACTGGTATGTGCCATCTCGATAAGGCTGATGCCCTTCTCCAAGGATCCAAGGTCTGCTTTTACGCTGGAGTTATTGTCCATTCGTCCCCCTCTGCTACGGTAGGTATGCCGTACTGTTGGTTGCCGTTGGAAAGATGTTTGATAAGCGATCCGTCACGCACCAGCCGTTCGAGCACTGTCCTAGCTACGGCATCACTCACGAGCTTCTTTTCCGTGGAGAGTTCTTCAGCCATCTCCGTCACGGTGTACGTTGCAGCGCCGTTGCGACCAAACGTGTTCAGGACACGTTGAGGGATAGATTGTTCTGCTTCCAGGGGGGTATCTCGCACGTCCTTCCGAGACACAGCCACCTGTTCGGGGTCAGCAAAGTACAGTTCAAACCCCAGATCTTTTATCATCTTAGAGTTGTTCGACTTCCTGTGGAATAACCCGAACACAAGCCGGTCGGCTTCGGGCTTCTGGTCTTTCTTTATCTCGAAAATCTGCCTACCTTCATTGAATTTATAAACAGATCCGAATAAGTATCCTTCCTTATTTGTGTGGTCCACGCAGAGGCTGGTCACTCGCAAGCTACGCAGGGCCCTGAACATACCCAGCACTATGTCGGCTGATTCCGGTTCTCCCATGCAGGCAGCACCGAGGGAATCCAGCACCACGAATGATATCTCCCTTCTCATGACGATGGACTTGACTGTCTCTATATCGATGGCAAGACCTTGGTTCATCGACTTGTACCACACGCCTGATTTAGTCTCGAACCCAAGCCCTTTGCGAATCATTGTGATCCGTGTTCCCAGTTCACCCAAGTCAGTCTCCCAGTCCAGGTAAAGGACGTTGGCTGGTTCAACCACAAACCCACCGTGGTTCATTCCTGCATCAGCTAGGACGGCGAGGTACTGGGCGAACCAGGATTTCCCAGAACTCCCAGGTCCATAGATCAGCGTGGGGTTCATGTGCTGTACGACTGGCTCGACGAGCCATTTGGATTCTGCGGAAATTATCTTGTCCCCGGTGAGCTGTACCTCTGGTAGTCCTGTACGGAAATCATTAAGTGCAGCGGTGCAGCACTGTTCCACTACCTGCTTCCACCGCACCTGGTCGTCCTCTTCTTGCAGGACCTTTATCATGGAGTTCTTTGATGTCACAGACGTGAAGCCCACGTTCCCTGTGAGTAGGTGCCCGCCACCAACTGGGCGTGAGGAGGTCCAAGTGATCTCGCCCTTCTCAGCCTTCTTATCCATCCGGGATACCTCTGCCTGGATATGCAACCCAGGCCAGTGGAACATATACAGCCCATCAGAACCCGTCATGTCAAAGGTATAGTCAGCTGTTGCGGCGTCTTGGTTCAACAGACATACCCCCCTTCATTTTAGGTGCCGGTAGGACATATTGTGGCTTAGGTTTCTGTTTAGGTTCCACCCACTCACCGCTCTCACGCAGGTACCGCTCCGCCTGTTGGAAATCATTGGCCCGACGCATCTCAGCGAGTAGCCTACCCTGCTGTTCCTGATTCCAGCAGTCATCACACCAAGAAGGGGCATGGGGAAAGTCGAGATCCTTATGCGTTGCCACTCCTCAGTTCCCCCTTTTCGTCAGTAGATGTAGTTCCCGGGAGGCAGCGAACAACTCGCTACCATACGCCAGGTCCACCTCCACAACATCAACGTAGCTGCCGTCACGCATAACATATGCTATGCAACCGAATTGGATAGGAGTGTACAAGCTCCCCATCGCCGTGATTGCGTCTGCGTAGGCTGCTAATTGCGCGACTTCGTGGAGATAGCCGCCATTTTTCTCATATGATTCTCTCTCACGGGTTTTCCAGTCGTAAATCGTGACGGTGCCGCTGTCGTTGAGTGCTAGCGCGTCCGCCGTGCCTCCGTACCCAGGCTCCAGGCCGGGGTGGTACAGGAATGTCTCAGAGGCCAGCCATGCTTGTTGGCCCAACTTGTTATACCAGGCAACGAACAATGGACTCTCATCTATGGTGCCGCGCCTTATGTAGTCGTCTATTGCACGGTGGAGTTCTGTGCCACTGTCGAGTGCCTCTTTACTGAGCCGCCGAGGGGCGTCCAAGTCACCACCATTTTCGCGGGCCATCTTGAGCGCCCAGTTGAGGCCGATCGGGAATGTGTCACCAGGGATGTGCTTCACCAGTGACGTGACCGACCTCATTTTGGGACCGCCATCCACCCAATACTGATGATTGCCGTTGCGATTGATGTTAACCACAGAGCCGCTAGCTAATGGATGTTGCTGTGTTTCTGTTGCCATAGGATACCTCCTTTACAGGCTACCGAAATCGTCTTCTTCAAGGGTGTCTTCTTCTTTTGGTAGGTGCCTTGCCCTGACGCCTTCCCACGCTAGGATAGCGTCCTCAACTGCCTTGGCTACTGTAGTGTCACCTCGTAGTAGATCAATGGCTCCCTTGAATATCACCTGGTCCACTATCAAAGTATCCCGGTCATTGGGATTAGTAGGATTCTTGGGGGCCTGTGCTGGGGCCGCTGCTGGTGCTGCCGGGGCAGCCTTGGGGACTGGGCTACTGCCAAGGACCGTGACCTTGCTAGGTTTGTACTGCTTGACCCCGTTGTATTCGCCCTTCGGCTCGGCGATGGCCTGGATAGTGACCCCTGCGATATCAACCGGCAGGCCGTTCATAAACGCAGGGAGCTTGGAGTCGTCGCCCCACGGCTGCTCAACGCCATTCTCAGGGAATATGGTTAACTCAAACGTCTCCTCTGCACCCGCCACTATTACCTTGGCCGGGCGGTTGCCGCTTGGATGGTAGTAGTTCGTAACCTCTCCGGTTAAAACTTCCTGGTCTTTACTAGCCACGAGTAACCTCCTCTATTGGTTCTTTAATCATTCTAAGGTGATCCCTTAAAGGTGAGTCCTGTATCTCCTTGGCGCTGTCCAACTCATGCCTCAAGTAAAGGAATGTGCGGCCAACGTGGTGGGCAGGAACCCAGCCCTGCCGTTGGAACCGGCCAAACGTGTACTTGTTGAGGCCGAGATGTTCTTGGGCCTCCCGTGGATTCAGCAGTGTCACCTTCGCTATGCCATTGGATATCTGAAGGTCCCGCTCTGGAATTGAAATCCTGATCATTAGCCACTCCTTCCTGGCGGCTCACAAGTGAGGCATTTAAAGCGATACCCGTCCTTGTCCTTGATGAACGTGGCTCCCAGGATCGGTTCAACCTTCTGCCCACATCGTTCACACGTCCAAGACAGCAATTTTCCTAAGTTGTATCCCACATTAACCTCCAGTAGATAGATTCCAGTATGTGCGTCCGATTCTAACACCATCCCTAGGCAGGTGTCAATCCACCCTCTGTGGGCACAGACTGCCATACGATACGGCTGTCAACCCCCATTGACGAGCGGAGTACCACAGCGGGGACAGGTGTAGTATGTCCCTGCAAGCCACCGGTAATTACACCTCGGGCAAACCAAAGTTAGGTTCATGCCGTCACTGTTACCCATCATTCGCCTCCTTTGGCATTAGCTATGGCTCTCAAATAGGTCGGGGTCCTCGCAGTACACTCGGATGCCCTCTGCCAGACTCTCCGCATCGGCCCAGTCTGCACCAGCGCCCCACGCGATCCCGATACGCCCGAGGCTGTGTATGTACAGTGCTTGGCCACACTCATTGTTATTGAGCAGCAGACCCCCTTTCTCCTCATCTACCTGGACGATGATGGCCGTCTCGATGCCCTCCTCCCCTCTCTCTAGTGCTGCCGTCATCTCCTCTCGCAGGTCGAGGGCCGTCAACGCCTCTCTGGGGTAGTAGGCATACCCAATTCCCCTTGGTAGGTTACTCGGCCTATGGCTACCCATCACTCCACCTCCTGGCCTGTGGCATCCGAAATCTCCAATTGTGCCAGTGCGATGGCTCTTGCTGTGTCTACGTCTTGCTCTGACATTCCTACGGCCTCGATAAGTTCTTCAGTCATCCCGACTACCATCTGGGATTTCTCGTCCGTTGCCGCAGTCAGTGCCAGATAGATACCTAGCGTTACCGCCTCTAGATGTGTTTGCGGATCTTGCATCACTCTCCTCCTTTGGCCTTGGCTATGAGTTGTTTTGCGTGACGCCAATTACCACTTGGGTCGCAATCCGCAAACCGTGTCCACGCATCCCGGCCCTCTTCCAAGCTATCGAACCCGTCATCAGCGAACTCCTCGTCCTTCTCAATCAACAGTGCCTCCAACGCCGCTAGCAACTCAGGTGCTTGTGTGTGCTTATTCAACATATTCAACTCCCTCTATAAACTTGTCTCCTACTACAGCCCCCGCCTTAATCCATAGGCGTAAGTTGTAGGACAGGGAGCCAATCCGTTTCTTGGTTTTACCGTGTACCTCATAGACAATGGGGTTCTTCCAGTTACCGCTGCCTACATCCCATTCATCTTGATACTCTTGTGCCTTTGCCCGTAGGTCTTGAAGCGTATCAGCCTCAATCCATTCTGGGTCTGATATAGGGGCATACTGCCGTTTGTCAGGATTTCCTGCTGTTGAAACGTAGCATGTATACATCGTATCTGCGTCCTTTCTATTTCCTTGGTTAAACCGCCGAGTTCCGTTTCCTATGTATGTGTTATTTCACCTCCATGTAAGCCATCACTCGGATGATCTTGAATATGTCCTGAGCTCGTCCGGTGAGTGTCAGTTTCATGCTGTTACCTCTGGGGCCAGGCCCGAAGGCCCAGCCCCGATAGTTTATTTAGAGCCCTTGCAAGTCTCTGTGTCGCTCTCCGGATTCAACCGCATCCTCGACCTGGGCATAGACAGTATCCGCCATGCGTTCTTTACGCTCTTCTGCCTGGATGCGTTTCAACTCTGTGATGATGGACTGGCGATGTCGCATCATCTGGTCAACCACCTTGCCTGGTAGCTTCCAGATAGCCCCTCTGTACTCCACTTCATGGGTGAAGACACTCAGGTTCTTGCTGGTTCCCACCTCTCGGTCTGTCCGTACAAGGTAGTTGTGGTATTCCTGGCCCGCTTGGTCACTATCAGAAGAGAGCGTCATAACCTCGATAGGGACCACGCTTATCCGCTTGGCATGGCCTGGGTACGTCCCAGACCGCCGTACAGGGGCCTTCCCTTTCCTACGCCTACTCAATATGCACCTCCGATGCTATTGTGTTAATCCGCCCGGCATAGGGGACCGCCTCCGGTCCACTATGACAGTGGATTAGCTACCTAACCGAGCAAGGCACAAAACTGGAATAGTTGGTATCATTCATTCCCGCCCCGCTATCGGCTATATAAAGGCTGCATCCTCTGGGGTCGCCCTGATGGTAGAAGTCCAAGCCGTTACGCTTGCAAACTTCCGCAACCCTACGAAGCGCGCCGGTTTCTAGGTCATTAACCCTTGCCGTGTACGAGCGACCGCTAAACATATGTATATCGTGGTAGGGAATATCAGTGAGTTCATCTCTAATCAATGCGACCGTAGCGTAATCTGTGGTCCATCCACATGTGCGCTCTGCCCAGCGGTTTAACGTTAGCTCCGCCCTGCGTAGTGTCTCCGCGTCGTCAAAGTCAATGCGGGCCCCTGTGTGCTTGTAATGCCTGGCCATCAGGTCTCGCGTTTTGTCCCATGCTGTATGCGTCATGCTGTCACCTCTGATGATTGGTTAATCCCGCCCGGCGCTGGCCACAGCGTCCAGCTATGGCCAGGGACAGAGGATTAACTATTCTTGGCTGCGTTGGCCGCGTCTATAATCGCCTCAATTAGGGGTAGAGCGGCGTCGCCCGTTTTCTCTGCGTTTCGTAGCTCCGATTCTAGGATGTCCAGCAGGAATTCGCAGAGGCTTTCATCTAACGTGATTATCTTCATGCTGTCACCCCTTCGACCGTGTACGTGGCTATGATGTCGTGGCAATCGCCACAAACCAGGTGCTGATCGTTGTTACACACGCATTGCCAATCCCAGTCGTGGTCACATGTGCCGTCTTCGAAGACTGACGGCTTCTCTGCGTTGAAGAGTGGATTCGGCGCGACTGTACTGTCATACACTAAGCCGTTGAAGTACGTTACCTGATATTCAATTAGGTTGTGTTCACTGATTCGAACCGAACCGCCTCCGCCACGTCGTAGACTTTCCGACTCCGCCCATTTAGCCGTGCAGTCTATGCAATGGACATTACCCTCATATGTGTATGCCTCTATGTTCATGTCGCCACCTCGTAAATGTATGGCGTGAACTTGTTCACTTCTCTAATAAGTCTATGCCACTCTTCACCTGTCCAGTTATACCACCCATCTTCCCAATCCTGTTCATTGTATGGGCGAAAGCAGTCATCGCCCTCGTGGTCAACTGTATCAAGCGGAGACCCTGCCAATACGAAACTTCCATCATTCAGTTTGACGTCCCCTTCTCCATCGGTACAGGTTGTATCTCTGTTGATTTCTCTCAGCATCTCTTCCAAAGTCCAAACCCTAATCGTGGTGGCCCCTGTAAAGTCACCGCCACCTTCGCCATTGGATTCAACCAGAAACCTCCTGGTAAATATCGTCGTCACTTTTGTTTCCTTCATCTCTCTCCTTGTATCTTCTTAGCTTCCTTGATCCCAACCGCATTGCGTACATTCCATCCACAAGAATTTGAGTATCTCCCCCTCATGTGGCGTGTAGCCATGTTCTAATGTCTCTCCGGTAGCAAAGACCGCTTCCCCTTCCACTGAGAACTCCCCACATTCATGGCACGCATCTCCTTCTAGTCTATCTGTGAACCATCGTTTACTTGCCACTTTAGGTCTAGCCATTCCTATCTCCTTTCGCTTGTATTACGCTATGCGCTTGATTGGTAGGTCATGTGGACTTTCGTGCAGTACATCGCCCACTTGTGGTTGGCTGATAATCCACTCTCTTATGAAATCCTCAGTATCCTCTTGCAGTGCTAGGGTTGGGACTGACAAGGATGCTATCAATTCCTTTTCGGTAGCAACCCACGCGTCAGTGCAGGATCTATCATCTATTCTATAGACAGCCATTCCGTTCTCCTTTTACCAATCGATTGTTATTTCCTACACTCCTGACGTCCAGTCGGTGAAGCCAAGCCTCTTCGCCCATTGTTTCAACGCCTCGCCCATTTCATCGTCTGGTTCAAGATCATATAGACGACCTATAATCTCAGCGTAGCTTGCGCAACCTACGCCGTTGCCGTCTTTGTCCTCTTCGGGAAAGTTTTCAAAGTAAATAAGCATCTCTCACCCCTTTCCGGCCATTGGCCGTTGTCAATTTGGTTACCTTTGGACTACGAATCCGGCGGTATCTTTGCGCGCTTTGCCTTTGGCGTATAGGTGAACTACTACGCCGTTGGCATCGTTGAATCTAACGTCCGACTTGTCGCCGTCGATAACTTTCCACCTAGAACCGTCAAGCGCGGTGTAGCGTTTCGGCGGTGTACCGTGTGGCTTTGTGCTGTAGACTACGGCGACGCGCCGCCCATTGCGTAAATTCTCCAAGACTTCCGGTTCGTTAGACTCTGAGCGTGAGAACGTCAAGTCATAGTTATCCGGTAGCGACTCGGTCGGGCGCTTGGCATATGGATACTTGGTGTAGTCGTAGAATTGAATGTCGGGATAAAGGCCCATGATGCTATTGGCTACCTTTGCGCCGTTGACGCGTATCGGTGTCTTTTCCCATAGCACGTCACTGGTACCGTTCAGGCGTACCGCCGGAATCATGCCGCGCCGCTCTGCCTTGCGCCGCAGTCGCGCAATCTCAAATATCAACTTGGTAAAGTATTGTTCGCGGTGGTCCATGAACAATTCTGTCCGCGCTTGGCGTGCGTTTTGAACATTGTCAAACACGCCACGTCCGGCAGTGTTGAGACAAGCTACCGCGCAGGCGTCCGATGCATACGCGCATAGGTTAGCTATGCCTGACTGCGTGTGTGGCTTCAAGTATTGAACCGCAGTCAGCACTCCAAGCTCTACGCCTTTGATTGTTTTTGTGTCGTTCTCTATTGTTAGTAAGTCGCCCATTTCCTTTATTCCTTTTCCTTTTACCTATCGATTGTTACGTCCTACTTGACCCTCTGTATTCGGCCATCTAATATCGTGAGTTCTGCAAACCAGTTCCGCACCATTGGGTTCGGCCCAACTACCGCATATGTGCCGTCACCTTTGTACTCGTCCCCAAAGAAACTCGTCTCAATGAAATGCGGGACTGTTCCAACGGCCCCCTTCAATTCTTTCTTAGTCTTGAATCCTTCTATTCCTAACATCTCTTTTCTCCTTTTACCTATCGATTGTTATAATTCAAGTTCCTTGAATAACACATGGATACTTGGTGTAGTCTTGGAGTTCCTTCTCCATACCGAACTATCCTATAGCGCGTCAATCTGCGCCAGGAAGACTTGCACTTCGTCTTCAGTAAGCCATCCCACTACGCTATCGTGCCGGTGTTCAGTAATGGGTGTTTTTACAATCTTGTCGTCGTACATAATCGCCAATTCCCAAAGCCCATCATCACCGCCGTAAGAGAAACGATGACATATCACCGACGCGCTGTATCGGGAACCTTCAAAGCGATAGATCCGCTGTATCCCACCGAGCTTGTGATATTCCTTAGATGGTTCATACCACCGCTGAACCTTTGCCATTTCCTACCCCCGTTTACCAATCGATTGTTATTTTTCGCTAGTCGCATGGTTCGTTGTGGTCATGCCGGACGTTACAGGTCATGCATGGACTCATGATTTCACCTCTATATTCGCAAGCCGTTGTAATTCGGTTTGCATAGGTACCAAGTCAAGGACTTGGTACTTCGCCGTTTTAGGCGTTGCGGTTTTCTTCGTGTCTTTCGTCTTTGTAGTCATATTCCTATTCCTTATCGATTGTGAAATTTAGTTTTGAGACGACACGACAATATACGGCACTGCTAGTCGTCAATCATCAAGCCACAGTTCCTAGTAGGCGTAGGCTGGCACGCCTTATTCTTCTATTGCTCATCCCATAGGCGTATCCTTAATGGTCTTAGCGTGGCTAGTTCGATGGGTAAATGGTGGGTGCGCGTGTTTCCGGCCATTTAGGTATGACGTACGTCGCACCTTGCCAACTGTGACGATACCGTCACCATAGTCACACCACATACTACGGACGTTGTAGCTACTGAAGACGTGGCTATCTTGTAGGTTGACAGTTTCAAACTTCATACCTTGACGCCTTGAGTCCTCGTAGCGTTTCTTCCGTGCCTTACTGGCTGTAGCGTGTTTACCCATGACCGCTATATTATGGCACGTTCAACGACTAAAGGCAATGCTTTCTAGGTAAATAAACGGGTAAAGAAAAACGGCTGAGCTTTACTGGGAGTTTACCTGGGGTTTACTAAAAACCTTACGCCCACCATCCCTTAAAAAGCCTAACGCCCAGCACGCCCGTTCTACAGAACACCCGTTCTGCCTAGCACAAGCCAGGCGAACGCCCGTTCTGCTAGGGCGCTAGCACCTTTGTTCTGGGAACGTTTGTTCTGGGGTGAGCGTGGCGAGAGAGGGAGAGCGTGATAAGAGTTCTGCTTCCTTTAGTTCTGGTTCTGGTTCTGGTTGCTTTGTTATAGGTTGTGGTTATGTGTGTGTAGTATGTGGTATGGCTTAGAACGGTGGTGAGGGGTGTGACGGTACCCTTGCCAAAGTTTTTTCTCTTAAAAGCGTTTTGCCTGGTCCTGTGGAGCTCTGGGGAGGATCCGGTGTTATGCCGTGTTATACTGATGTTATACTCGTGTTAGGTTGACATAACATTTAAGGGATATTTCGTGATGAATTGTGGATTTCGTGCCTGATATAACATGTTATACCGTGTTATATAACATGTTAGGTTTACATAACTAATATAGTTCGAAGTAGTATGTTTATATCTGGGTTGCTGGTTATAATAATATAACATAAACCCCCCCCCCTTAAGGGGGGGTTAGTGTTATATTGTTATATAACGCTAGCATATAGCTAGGGAGAGGGATTGATAAGGGAGAGGGAAATGACAAACGATACTGGCAGCTACAGCATTGGGCTGACGAATGATGAGCGTCGTGCGGCCAAGGAGGTTAGGCAGGCATCATTTTTGAAGGCATACCGGAAGATTGGGACACGTAGTGGGGCGTTCCGGGTTGCTAAGGTGTCGAAGGACATGTATGACCGGTGGATGAAGAGGGATGCTGATTTCACTAAGGCGGTATTGGAGGCTCGGCAGGAGTTTGGGGAGTATTTGGAGGAGATAGCACTTGAGCGGGTAAAGAACCCTGACAAGAACCGTGGGAGTGACGTATTGCTTCTAGGGTTATTGAATGCTAATCTGCCGCAGAAGTTCCGTCCTCAGTTCGCCATGAGTGAGGACTCGGCTAAGGACCTGATTGTTGAGTGGCGTAAGGCGGCGCAGTCCATGAAGCGTGGGGATGGGGACAGGAAGGAGCAGGAAGAGTTGCCTGAGAGTGTGGAGAGGACGTTAGCGGAGTTATTGGAGAAACGCAGGGACACCCCTCAAGAAAGCGAAAAGCAAGAAGGCAGTTAGTTCTAATGCCGGGTGAAAAGATGTGACGACACTCACAAAGAGGCCTGAATTACGCGATTACCTTTTTGAGAAGGTTGGTTTCGCGCCGCTGGATGAACAACGGCGCATTCTTGAGTCTGCGTACCGGTTCACGCTTGTGGCAGGGGGTGAGCAGGCCGGGAAGAGCCTTGTGGCGTCAAAGTATTTACTATCACGGTTCGCAGAGACGGAGGAACGGGGCCTCTACTGGCTCGTTGCAGCCGACTACGAACGGACCCGGGCAGAGTTCGACTATCTCTTGGCAGATTTCAGTGCCCTGGGGATTCTCAAGGAGGCATCTAAACGGGTTGACCCAGGGCACCTTCTTCTTGCGGATGGCACCCGTATTGAGACGAAATCCGCAAAGGACCCCAGGACTCTTGCCATGCGGGCCCCTAACGGGATCATAGGGTGTGAGGCGAGCCAGCTTGACTTGGAGACATTCTTCAGGCTCAGGGCGAGGTGCGCCCCAAAACGCGGCTGGATGTTCCTATCAGGGACATTTGAGGGGTCGCTTGGATGGTATCCACAGATGTTCACCGCCTGGGCCTCCGGGGCAGACAAGGAGGCCAGGGCATTCTCTTTGCCCAGCTACACAAATACGCATCTCTACCCCAATGGGGTGAATGACCTAGAGATACAACGGCTGAGAGAGGTATCCAGCGACAACTTCTTCATGGAACGGATAGAGGGGACGCCTTCGCCGCCCGAAGGACTCGTGTTCCCAGAATTTAGACCAGACGCCCATATAAGTGAGGTGGAATATGAGAAAGGCGATCCAGTACATCTTTGGATGGACCCGGGCTATGCTGGGGCATATTCCGTTGTCGCAGTCCAAGTCAGGGGGGAGCAGATCTGTGTCATCGACGAGATCTACGAACAAGGACTCGTCACCGAAGACATCATCGAAGTCGCCCAAACCCGTGACTGGTGGACCGACGTTAGGTTCGGGGTCATCGACATCGCAGGAACCCAGCACCAAGCAATGGCAGCGCCAGCAGAGGTCTGGCTGGAAAGGACAGGACTCTACCTATCCTCCCAAAAAATACGGATCAACGAAGGAACAGAACGGCTCAAGGGGTGGCTCAAGATAGACCCCAAAACCCACGCACCAAGGATAGTCTTCAACCCTAGATGCCACGGTATCCTCTCAGAGTTCGGCTCCGCGCCGAACCCGTTTGACGGCCAGACCAAGGCGTACAGGTGGAAAACAGACCGGGAAGGGAATATAGTTGGCGAAATCCCCGAAGACAAGTATAATCACAGCGTAAAGGCGGTTATTTACGGCCTTATAGACCGATTTGGATACGGATATGTCGAAGGACGTGACCGAATCCGCGTGAAAAGGTGGGCATAAGTGGCCAGACGTAAACCGGAAGATATTATCGAACTGGTTGAGGCTCACTATGATGCTACTGAACCCCTCCGCCAAAGGATGCAGGACGACCATGCACTCTATCGGCTAGAGCCGTATGACGCAGGCGAAGGGTATCAGAGCTATACCAGTAACGACCCCCAGACATTCGCCGAGAAGGTGATTGGCTGGATTACCGGCGCGGAGATGACGGTGCGTATCCCGCATGACGGGGCCGACCCCGCCCTCCGGGAACGCAACGACATGAAGGAACGGTTCCTTATCGGCATACTGCGTGCCGCAGACGAACGGCTCTGCCGCCTTATGCTCCCTATCCTGCGTGACCAGATAGGCTGGTACTCCGTTCTCAGGGGCTGGTATGCAGGTCGGGCCCTCCTGGCTAAACGTGAGGATGGCTCAACCTATGTCGATATCACACCCTGGGACCCACTCCATACATATTGGTGTACGGGGCCTGATGGGCTTGAATGGGCCTGCTATAAGGTGCCGAAGACCAAGAGCCAGATATTCTCCCAGTACAACATCAAAGTAGATTGGGAAACTCCCCATACCGCAGACGGTATAAACGTCTACGACTTCTATGATAAGGAGTTCAATACCCTTCTGATCCATAACGGCTCGAAGAACCAGCCGCTGGTAAGGGTGATCAAGAAACAGATAAGGCATGGCGCAGACCAGGTGCCGGCCTTTCTTGGCCCGATAGGGGCGAACCCCTATATCGTAGCGTTGTCACAGTCCACTATGGAGGACACTATCGCCGATGTCGGCGAATCAGTGTTCAGCGCCACACGGGACCTCTACCCGAAACATAACCTGATGATGAGCACATTGCTTGAACTGACCGCACGCAGCAGGCGGCAGGGGCTTATTGTACGCAGCAGGGACGGAACGAAATCCCTTGATGAAGACCCCTATTTGGAAGGGTCGGAGATATCACTTGCCCAGAACGAGAATGTTGAGCCGCTGGGTCTGCTGGAGATGGCGAAGGAAACAGGCGCGTTTATGAGCCTCGTCTCAGGAGAGATGCAGCGCGGCTCCATCCCGCACTCGGTGTACGGCGAGCTGCCGTTCCAGCTTTCTGGGTTCGCTATCAACACGCTCCGCCAAGGCGTGGAGACTGTGGTTAATAAATACCTTCGCGGCGTTGAGAAGGCTTACCAGATGATATTCAACCTCATCTCGGACCAGTACGCAGCAGGGGCATTCAAGTCTATGGAAGTCTCCGGGATGGACAGGAACCGGGTGTATTTTACCGAGGAGGTCAGCCCAGACAGCTTGAAGAACACAGGCCAGCCGGTTGTTAACCTCATCGGGCAACTGCCACAGGACGATATGACCAGGTACTCTATGGCCCAGATCGCACGGGAGGGTCCAACACCACTGCTGTCTGACCGTGCGATCCGGGACAGGATTCTGGCGATACAGGACGCAGACCAGATGGACGACTCCATCAAGGAGCAGTTGGCAGAGAGGATGCTGCCCGAGGCGGCGCTCTGGACACTGCTCCGCGCTTCAGAGCGTCAAGGGCGCGATGACTTGGCGCGGTTCTATGTCGGTGAACTGACATCCCTGATCATGCAGAAACGCCAGGAAGCGGAAAAGCGTAACGCTGAGATGGGTGGTGGTGCCCCCGGCGGTCCTCCCGGCCCGGCTGGCCCCCCCGGACCCCCTCCTACCCCGGGAACTCCCCCAGCGGGGGGGCCGCCGACCATGAACCCAGCAGTGATGCCGCCGGCTATGCAGGGCGTCCCGCCGCCGCCTCCCACTCCACAAGCTGGGCCACTCGTGCCGCCAGGCACACCGAGGCCAGGCGCTAGAGGAGGGGAATAAATGGCACACACTCCTAGTGCCTTTGAGAAGGAAGAGTTTCGGGGGCGTGAGGACACGCTCCATCCCGGTCTCTATGGCGACCATGAAATTCTTACCATTATGGCAAAAAAAGCTCCTTTCGGCCCCCCCAAAGAGGTCTTCTGGACGATGCAAGGGGAGAACGCACGCTTTCGCCATGCGATGGATGAATACGCCGAAATGCTTGGCGGCGATGACCCCCTTGCTGATTATGACTATGAGGAGTATGGCGGGGAAGGTGGAGAAGATTGGGTATTCGATGAGGACTTCTTCACCCCGGAAGAGGGCGCAGCGTTGGAGAAGAGCTTTGACGCTATGGAAGATGGCGACATGGGGCAGGGACTCAACGACATAGGGGATATAGTCAGTTCCGCTTGGGACTGGGCTAGTGATCTCGGCAGCAGCCTTTGGGGCTTAGGCGGCGATATCGTTGAGGGGGTTGGTGGTTTAGCGGAGGGCATATTCAGGGATATCGGGGAAGCAGAGGCAGCTAAGTTGGCGGCTTGGGAGGAAATCGGTGAGGGGGTTGGTGATATCGGTAGTACCCTTTTGGATTTTTTTACTCAAGAGGCACCCCTGCCAACCTATTCTATGGACGAGTCCTTTTACGACCCGGATTATTTTGACCCGGACTGGGAAGAATACGACCCGGTTCCTGGGTTAGTACCCACATATCCCACTATGTCTGAAGGCAACTTCGACATGCTGGGCAGACGTATTGGAGAACCACCCTATCTTGCCGATCAGAGAGAACTATTCATAGAGCTAGATAAAGCATATGCCTCAAGCAATCCTATGAGCATGATTCGGGATCTGATGGATGCTGGGATTACGGATAGTGATATTCAGGCTTGGATGGATACGCCCAACTGGATAGGAATAGGAGATTATAATTTTCAAGTTGGGTTAGCACGGGAGTTTGGGATACCACCCGCTGATGGGATACAACCCTCACCTCTCGTAGCAAGACCAAGGCCTACAGATGAACCGCTTCCGTCTGGGAAACCAGGAAAGCCTACCAGAGAGGACTTCCCCCCAGGTGTGGCTGGTGACGTACTCTTCGATTTGGAAGGGGCTAAGGAACCATCCGCTGATGGGATACCACCCCCGGTAACAACCACTGATCTGGTAACAGGGGTACCAACCACTGATGGGGTACCAACCACTGATGGGACAAAACCCACTGCTTTAGGGGCGGGCATAGCAGAAGGGGCGGCCGTAACCCCGGGAGATTATGATATCGCAACGGAGAATCTCAGGGCAAGGTTCTTCGCTACGATGTATAAACAGCCAGGGGTGGGACAAGCAAGCCGGTCTGAACTTAATAATTTGCTTGAGCAAACCCGGCTTCTCTTCTTCCTGGAACAGGGGGAAACAGCTTGGCAGAACGTTAAGAAAGTGGATGCCCCGGCTATGGAAGGACATTACGAGACGTATCTTAATGAATATCTTGCACGGCCATTTGCACAACGGCTCAACCCAACAAAAGGGGACAAGGACTTCTATGCCCTTCTCAGGGACGTGAGTGAGATATATACGAAGTCTAAAGTGAGCCCAGACTTTGAAGATAAAGATGCAGCAGACTGGACCGAAGAAGAGAAAACTAAGAAGCTATGGGTGGAGGGCTTGTTTGGGGATGGATATGAGACAGAGCGTGATACGCTAGTTAAGCTGGGCCTCACTCGCGGGGGTATGGGGCGCTTTTCCCGACAGATCCATAAGGCTGCCCAGAATCAAATGAACTATTTTCGGGATATCGGGTGGACGGAAGAAAAGATCTTTGACTACATGACGGAGGGGATGAAGAAGTCACAGGAACCACCTCCTCAAATAGACCCGGGTTGGTCGGGTGATGAGGAATGGGATGGTACCCTAGGATTTGAGGGCATGCCGAAAGATGTAGCAACTAATGTTCAAACATATGCCGGGGCCCTGTCGCGGCCCTCAGGTGTGCCTAAGAAGTCCATGTTGGGCAACATGGTTCCTATGAAGCTATTGGATCTCCCAGAAGCCCCGCCTGTAGCTGTACAACTACGGCTTAATGATATAGCTAAAAAACTAGACCCCCAGCATCAGCCTCAATGGTATCAACTCGGGGCACATCGGGGCAAAATGAGTAAATGGGACTGGGAGAGGGGTGGGTATAAAGAGGGCGGATGGACACTATCGCCTAATCAGGGCTCTTTGGCCTAGCCTGGAAAGTTAAAAAGGAGATATAGACATGGTAACTGGTTTTACTGAGTGGGAACGTCCATCGTGGTTGCCAGCGCGGGAGTGGACTCCAGCGCAGGAGTGGGGTCGAATCACAGGTCGTCAGGACCCATATTGGGAGGCCCGTGCGCCTATGGAACAACTAGGCCAACGGCTCCAGGCAAGATATCTGCTCGGAGCACCCGGGATGATAAGCGGCGACTGGTCTGTTGAGCCGACCTTTGAAGATTATATCGGTAGCTTCATTGGTGGTCTTGGGGCAGGACAGTCTGGTGGCATGCCTTGGAGAGCAAACACCTATGAGGCTTTGTTAGGACGTGCGCAGCAGGCGGCAGCGGCTACCAGGCGACCTGTAGGGGAATATATGACTGGGTTTGGAGATCCAGAGAGTGATCCTTACAGAGAAGCAGCATGGTATGCGGGTATGTTTAATCCGACACAAACTCAGTCTGCGGCGGAGAATCAACTGGCCGCAGCGACTCTTCTCGCACAGCAAAGGCAAGGCGCTGGGACTCCATACACAGGGGCAATGGGTAGGGCCATAGCAAACGCCTTGGCGGAGCAGCAGCGATACCGACAAGATATAGGCCGGCCGGAAGGCACTTTTCTGGATTGGTATCTTAGTCAACGCAACGGAGCTGCAGCATGAGGTATAGCTAATGGCAACTACATTTCAGAGTTTCAGTCCTGATTGGTGGAGTCAGGTTCTTCAGGAGTTTGAGCCTGCCCAGTACTACAGCTCTCCTGCGGGGCTGGGCTTTGCCGGTAGGAGCCCTCGGAGACGGAGATTCTTTGAGGATGCCTATCAGGGCACCATGCAAGACTATTACCAAGCAGCAGGCACCGCTATGCGGCAAGGACTAGAGCCAACGACATTCATGGAGTTCCTTGAAACGAACCCGTGGACTGCACGGTACGGGCGCTTGCCTCAAACTACACGGGGAATGACCGGGGTGATGGCTAGTCCGAGGACAAGGTTCCTGTATAACTTCTAATGGGCGACTTAAGTCAAGAAACGATTGATAGGATACGGCGTATCAAGGAGCGGCAAGCCGCCCGAGAGCGCGGGTCACAAGTTGTAGCGCCTGAGCCCATGCCTATGCCTGGGAGCACGGGACCAAAGGCCCCTGAATGGTGGGAGCGTCATGTGACTCCTTGGGCTGAAGAGACTCTGGCTCCTTGGGCTGAAGAGAAACTAGGGACTATTGCCCCTCTAATTGCTAGTCGATGGCAGGGGCTGGAAGAAGCCGCCCCATTTATGGGACCACCTGGGGCTCTTATTGAGTACGGCCCAGAGATATTACGTGGATTGGATATAGGGTGGAGATTGCTTGGCTTAGGTGTTACGGGTGCGCCAGAAGCTATACCTGTTGCTGGGCCGGCTATGGCCCTGGGCCGTAGAGTCCTAGATGCCAGAGACCCCGGTAGAGAGCCTCTTCCATTTGAGCTACCGAGATCAGAGAAGATCCCTGGTGCAGCCAAGGCTTTCTGGGGAGGGCTTGCCGAAGAAGGCGATATAGGGACTCGACTGGAAAGAGCCCTTGAGGCTGCCCAAGATGAATTGGAGGCAGGGTGGGGTTATTGGCTTGCCTCAGAGGCTATTACGGGTGCGGTAGCTCCGTTTGGTTTAGCTAGAGGCGGGGCAGTGTTGGGGAGGGCTGCGACACCACTGGCGCAAACATTGACTCGCCCTGTTGCCAGAGTAGCCCCTCGTGCTGCGCCATCTATAGCGCGTGGCATTGAGGCAGCTGCGCGTGGCTTAGGAAGGGGGGCTCAGGTCCCGTGGCAGGCAGAAGAGGCGGTCGGACGAGTAATAGCTGCACCATTTAGGGGCGCAGTGAGACGGTTCCGAGGCAGAGGGCCAGGAGGAGTGGTAGAAGAAGCCCTTGAGGAAGTCCCAGGCGGCGCAATAACTCCAGAAGACGTAGCTGTCACTGACGCAATCCTTGGGACACCCACCACCGCACGCCCTGGTGCGGCTGCTGTGAGGGATGTGGCTGAGGAAGCGCCTGGAATACCAGAGCGGTACACTAGGGAGTGGCGCTTTGGAGAACCCCCGGGTAGAGGTCTAGCTATGGGGGTAACAGGAGTGCCTCTTAGGGGAGCAAGGGAGCAAGCCGAATACCTACTTACTACGCGACAAGGATTGAAGGCAGCAATAAGTCAACGCAAGAAGATGATTATTGACGAAGGCAAAGCCAGGAGGCGGTCTGCTGGACTGGGCGCAAAACAAAAAAGATTGGCTGAGTATGGTAAGGCGATTGAGGTTCACAAGCAAGAGGTAAGACAGTTACAGGATAGGCTTGATGCTATGCCAACACCACCGGTCGAGCCTGTTCTGCCTTCGCAGGCGTTGGTTCGTTTAGATCCAATAAAGCAAGCGCAGGTGGACCTAACTAAGAACATCAGAGCAGTGGAGCCAACAGTTATCGAGGAAGAATTCAGGAGAATTCTACCAGACGTGCTGGAGCAGACAAAAACAACGCCAGATGAGTATTGGGATTTGCGGAGAGCAAGCCCAGGGACTGATTATTTAGATGCCAACCGTCTGGCACGGGAGGCGGCTGATAGTAGGCTGGCGGATATGAGGCTGGCAGGTCAGAACGAGATCAATGAGCGTGCATTCCGTCTATGGAAGGAAGGGAAGCTAGTAAGCCTAGAGGGTTGGGAGATGCCCAAGTTTGCTACTGTCCCTGACGAACAAGCGGGTCCTTTCATCGCAAAGGCTGGCGGTTCGCCACCGCCCCCACCACTGGACCCTCCTACGGCTGGGGGCATATCTCCTAAAGCAGATGATATATTTGCTGAAATAGATAGATTCGCAACTCCTGACGAGTTGAAAAAGATTGCCAAATCGCCAACTAAAAGAATTCTAACTGTCATGCGCCGTCATGAAGCAGGAATCACCGCTGATTTGTCAGAAGCATGGCTAAGGGTGAAAGAAGGAATTCCAGATTCAGTCACCGGCCAGAAGGGCTTGGGAGAGGATAGCCTTATTGACCTGGGGCTGGCGGTAAATATCGAGGGGCGTGCGGTTATCAAAAAGTCAGCTATCCCTGAGATAGATGCCCTGAACTTGGCTCTGCATGAGGGAGGCCCTGTGCCTCCGAGACTGCAAGGCCAGTATGACGAGCTAAAGCGTTTTACAAATTGGGAGGAAATGGACCGCCTGAACTTTGACCCAGATATGCCCGTCATAGATGAATACTTCTATCGGGGATGGAAAATGTCTGAGGAGTTGACAGCGGCTGTTGCGCAGCGACCCAAGGGAGCCGTCGGCTGGCCGGCTAACTTTACCAAGCCTCGCAACAAGGCTACCTATTCAGAGATGAGGGCAGCGGGATATGAACCACTGGTATGGAATCCGTATGAACAGTGGCGTATTTCAGTTCAGCAGGGAATACGCCACCGCCAGCAAATGATGCTGGTAATGATATTGAAGCGAAGTAAATTGGCATTGCCTACTGTTGGTCGTGGTCAACGAGGGAAGGTAACGGTAATGCCTGATGAGATAAAGGACTGGAGAACGCCTAAAATCGGCCCGGCGTTTGAGGGTAGGTCCTATGATCCGGGCGGAGGCATCATTGGGGATTTTAAGTCAGGTGCTTGGGTTACCCATAAAGATACGGCGAGGCGGTTGGAAGCCATGTATCCCGAACCGTTTGTATTGACGCAAACCGTTCTTGGCAAAGAGATAGACATTATCAAAGCTATTGATGCCGCTACGTTCATTCCGAAACGGGTGAAGCTGTTCATCTCTTTCTTCCAGCACATAGACTTCCTGCAAAGGAGTTTCCATGGTGCTTGGATGGGAATGATAGATCAGATCGATGCTGGCTTCCGTGCGCCAGGCGCAGCGGGAAAAATCAAAGGGATTTTAGCCGCAGCACGGCCATTAGCGGTATGGCCCAAGAGTGCCTATAAACTGTTCAAGGCGGAGGTTTCTCCAGCTTACAGGCAGGCACTAAGGAAAGAGCTACTAAGTACAGAACCATTAGTACCTGGCCGCCCTGGCCTTCATAACAAGGCGATTATGGAGGCGGGCCTATCTACTGTTGACCCGACCATTGTCCCAGTAAACATGGCTGGCTTTGCGAGTGAGGCGGCTGAGGAGATCGGAATGTTGGGGGTACCGGCTGTCATCCGCCTCATAAAGCAGATAGAGAGTGCTACGCGCCGAGGGCTATTCGACGGGTGGTATCCATCAGCAATGTTAACAGACATTAAAAACAACTGGGCTCCTGCGGCAGCGCGGAAGTTCCCGGATCTGAATGACGAGCAATTAGCTGGCGTGATCGCAAAAGAGATAAATAAAAAGTATTCCACCATACCTGTGAGCCAGAGTATATTCCAGGGTAGGTTTATGCGATTCTTCCTGCAAAGGGTATTCTTCTCCGTTGGGGAATCTGAAGGGCTGCTCCGCCAGGGCGCATCACTTATTACAGGGCCATACAAAGCTCTGTGGGCGAAACATTGGTTGGGTGCCTATATGTCGCTTATAGCACAAGCAAACATTATTCATTATCTTAGTACGCGGGGCACTGATGACAAAGCGTGGTGGGAAGGTGAGCACCTTCCACTAGATCGGTTTATGCCCCTATCCACGGAAAACTGGGGGCCTTTCCCATTTGGATACAGACGGGAGTTCGCTGCACCTACTATTCCGATTAAGGGGCGTAGCGGAACAGAAGTCATCTTAGATCTTGTCGGGCAGATGGATACGGTGTTTAGGGTTCTTGATCCAATAAGTTTCCTCTCATCCAGGGAGTCTGTCCCTGTGCGGGCGGCATGGAACCAAATTACCGGGAAAGACTTCTTTGGGGCTCCTATCACCAGAGTTGGCCCTACTGTGTTGGGCATTGAGGGCATCTACTCTCGGATAGCCTCTGCGCTTGTAGATATAGGTGCCCCTATTGGCGCAGGCCAGGCAGTAGTTGATATCGCTCGTGAACGCATACCTTTGGTGGGAGAACTGTTGCCGCCAGGGGAAGAACGCCTTGGATTCTGGCCGCAGTTACTCCAAGCGACTGGCATTGGTCTTAGGGCAGAAACTACGCCGGACTTGTTACGCCGCATGGCAAGAGAGAGTGGTGAGGTGGTGCAGCTATCAACACATCCCAGGTTCGGCCAGCCTATTAGGGAATGGGATGAGATGACAAAGCCTCAACAGAGAAGTGCTATTGAGAAATTTGGCGACGTTGGTGAGGATATGGAGGAAGAACTAGCTTGGAGAACAGAAACTGGAGCCTTAAGGGGTACGGAGGGAGCTGTACTCCGGCAGAAGCGCACTGAGTTAGAAGATGAGACGGCAGGCGTTATGGAGAAGGTTGCCGAGCAGTATCTAAGGATGCCGCGTGAAACAGGGGAATTTGTTGCGGAAGACGCTAGAAATGCAATTGGTAAGGCACTTAGTAAGCATTATTTTGAGTTAGACGTCATATATGTGGATGTTGGTGAGGATGAGGAGCCGGAAGAAAACACGCTGCGTCACCATATGTGGCGATACCGCCAGATATTTGCGGAGTTCGGGGAAGACGGTCCAGGGACCGATGAAGAGTGGGAAGATTTCAATAAAGCAGTGGCGAAGTTCTGGCGTAACACACCCGAAGAGGACGTGGGCTTGGTATTGGGAGAAATGCGGCAACTGGAGTTGAAGTTCCCTGAAGAAATCCGAAGGGTGCTGGAGGCCAAACGCTACGCTAGTGCCTTTAAGATGGATATTAACGGAATACGCTACTCCTACTGGGACTTAGATACTCTCCCTGAAGTGGAGAAGGACATTCTCGATAAAAGCTGGACAAACCTGGGTTCATATGATGTGACAATTGCGGATGTACGCGACTATATCCAGAGATCTTCTGCCGCACGCAGCGCAGGGAAAATAAACCCTCGTAGTCAGGCCATTGATAAGGCTTTCAGAGACTCCAATAGCGACGGCGGCGTGTTGTTTGAGATAAAGAAGGATTTTGAGAAACAGGCACCCGAGGAATGGCTGGGTGCGATGTTCGATGCGGGCTATTATTTTAAGAGTAAGGGATGGCTCTGGAAGAATATAGGTAAGTATCTGCGAGAAGGCTACGAGTGGGGGCAATATCCCTATAAAGATCTCTATGAGGAAGCGTTGATTGCGAATAGATAATACCGCTATATGTTGTGGGCTTTACAGATTAGTGTAATATGTGTAGTGGAAAAGGAGTGATGTAATATGGTTATGTCAACGGAACCACAGGAATTGGACGAATCTGTAGGTATCATAGAACCCGCTGTCGCAGAGGAAGAGAGCCTGGTTGAAGAGCCAGAGGCTCCTATTGAAGCTGCGCCTACTGAGGAAGCAACAGTTGCTCCTACTGAGGCTGCTCCTACTGAGGGTGCAGGCAGTTTCGCAGGGGTCGCAGCAACACCACCCCCGCTACCGGCTGCTCCGGAGGTTGACCAGAAGGCTATTCAGGAGTTACAGCAACGCCGAGTTGCGGAGCAGGAGCGTACATGGCGGGAACAGGTGGGGAAGCAGGCACGGAC